CGGTGTATAAAGTAAACTAAGTGTTTTCATACACATCACTTCAATCTTGATTATACGGGCGCACCATAAGATACTCTCCCTCACCACACCACTCCCCAATTATTTACCACCGTCTATAGTATAGCAAGTATCATTTTTACACTTAGTGTTACTCAAATCACTTTTCTATATATATAAGACATACTTGTTAGGACTAATTAATGCGACAAAAATTGATAAATCTGTGTCTGAACTCATTTGAATTAGCGGCTAAGAAGGAGAACTTCTCCCATTGGGTGCGTCAAAAACTCCTGGATGAGGCTGATCTACCTAAGCCAGAACACCTTTTCAAGTGTCGAGCATGCAACTATGAGCAAGTTTACCCTACAAAAGCCATGCGACCTTGCCCAACATGTGGGTTTAGACTATCATTAATCCCAATCATTCAGACACAATTACCAGGAGAACCACCAAAGGGCTCAAGGGGGTTTGCTAATGAGTGAAGAAGCAATTTATGATGAAGGATATTATCAAGGAGTCAAAGATGCTCTTCAAGAATTCTTGATGATGCACATGCAAGGTTCAACTTTGATTGAAATTAGAGAACGCTTAGTCAATATGCGCGCTCGATCTAAATTAGAATATGAAAATTCCAAAGAGAGGGCTGGATATGATGAGGAATAGATCAGACACATACAGAAATATCTATTCAAAATATCGAGAAGATAGAATGAAAGAAGTTATCGAACTAAAACGCGAACTTAGAGAGTTACAACAGTTAGTGGAATTCCTTTGTAAGAAGGTTTTTGAATGATTTGTACGCGATGCACTAGGGAATTCAAGTCTTCCTGGACACCTCATCCTAAGAAATGTGGAAAATGCTGCAGACTCGCGAGAGAACGCCTGAATGCGGAAAAACCTGGAGTCGGTTTCCGGTAAAAATTGCTTGCTGCAGTAGGTGAAATTCGCCGAATACCTGTTATCGAATTACCGGAAAACGGTATCAAGATTGAGAAGTCTCTTTGATGATTGAAATAATTGCTTCGTTATCATCGAGCGCGACCATTTGACATTCAATAAGGTAATTGTATAATCCTGTGCCGCTCCCACTCATCGATAAAAACATATCACGATTGACTACATGATCAGGGTCAAGGAACTCTGAGTGAATTTCAGCCGAACCATTTCCAACAGTCCAGGCAAATTGAGAGTTATCGCCAGCATTCATATCAAATGGAGCAATCAAAGTATCATAACTTAGAATCGCTATGAATGAATCAGCAGGATCAACAGCCCACAATTGAAATCTTTTCACGATTAACCCTACATTGATGAGACCGTCAGAAACAATCAGACTCTTTTTGGCAACTCCAAAACTAACTTCTATTTGTCCTCGAAGTGTTCTAACTCTAGTATTCTTCATTTCAACCCCTCTTTGCTAATCGATGTGCTTCTTTTTGGGCTCTTGAAAATCCATTCTTTGCCCATGATCCACTCTTGAGTTTGTATTTCTTAGCCACTCTCTTGAATGCACTTGCATATCTCTTAGAGTACGCGGATGCTTTACGCTTGACCTTCGTTTCCACCGCAGCCACTATTGGCATAGCCGCTTCAATAACAGCGGGAGCGACTCCCTCCGCCATCAAGAGACCTCGTATCATGTTACAAGTAGCGCAAGCCATGAGTGTTCCCTCACTGTTGGCTTAGTGCTAGTGCCATAGAAGCAGCGGCAGTCATAGTCTCAACAGTGCATTCTAGCACAATTGTTATTTCATCGACTGCGTTAGTTGTCTGATCGACACCTAAGAAAATTGATTCAACCGCTACTAAGTAACCGCCTGTCCATTCTTGGGGTGCGATGTCTAATGACTCTGATAAGGTGGTTAGCAATGCTCCCGCATCCCCACTGACTATGAGCGCACCACTTGAGATGGTGGCTCTATTTCCTGCTCCAACCAATGAGCCTTGACTTTGAGTTGTTAATTGAAAACCGGTCACTGATGTTGAAGCCGCAGGTATCGTGAAAACTGTTCCCGCCGATTGATAGGAGATGCTTGTATTGTGAATTCTCAATACTGTTTTACCCAATGCATCGACGAAAGAACCTAGATCAATCGAAGTCTGTGCATATGTTGTCCCATCGGTCTCGACAGTCGCTCTGATGAAGAATGAATCGCTTCTTACCATGTCATAGGGCAAGGCAACTCGGTGTATAAAGTAAACTAAGTGTTTTCATACACATCACTTCAATCTTGATTATACGGGCGCACCATAAGATACTCTCCCTCACCACACCACTCCCCAATTATTTACCACCGTCTATAGTATAGCAAGTATCATTTTTACACTT